ACCACGGACCAATCATCGTGGGCCACGATCTCTGCGAGGTGCAGGGTGTTGTCTCCCGGTAAAATAACGGGAGAAAACAAGTGCTTGGACCTTTGACGGGCGGTGCTTTGCAAGAAAAACGAGATGCCGCCATTCGCGAAACGCCTTGCATGCCACGCTTTTTGCTTCGCAGAGGCCAGAGAGGCGCTTTGCAGGCTTGCGGTATTTTCATGGTCGGTGATCTCACACATCAAATAATTTGATGTTAAGACTTTTAACATTGCTTCTTCCCAAGACTTTGCAGAATTTGCAAAGAGATACGGGCGAATTTGCAAAGTTTGCAAAGCCGATCTTGGGGTTGAAGCTGGGGCCTTAAGTTCAACGAAGGCTGACCCGGTCGGCCACTGGATCTCGACGTCAGGGACGCCGCCACCATGTCGATTCTCAAGCCGTGTCGGGTTCATCCGCTTCGGCAATGACTTCCGCATCGATTGCCAGAGGTTCGCCTCGGGGCCCTTGCTCATTGGTCACATCCTCAAAACTGCCTTCGATAAACGCGTACGGGTGCTTGCGTTTGAGTTCTTCGAGCCGGGCCAACACCTGATCCTTGGTCATGTCCTGAACCGTGTTGATGGTTTCCCGGCGGTCAATGGTCAGTCCGGCCAAGCTGGCGCGGGTTTTCTCGGCGTTGATCGCCGCACTAAACTGGCCTTCTCCCTCGGCCCCTCGGGACAGGTCATACAGCCGTTTCAACATGCCATCCTTGGTCACCCCGTACCGGGCCTGTAGATCCTCGCGAAGCTGGGCGATGTAGGCGACAACCTGTGGCGAGTCGGCGGGGTTTAACAGCTGCCAAGCCTGTTGGCCTGCTGACTTCGGACTGTAGCCCGCTTCGATAGCAGCCTGCGTGGCAGAGCAATCACCCTCGACAAACCGCTCAGCAAACCGTCGCTGACGCATCGACAAGCGGTGTCCTGTCTGGCGTTCGACCTCGATCTCTTCCTCGGTCCGCCAAGTCAGTTCTTTGGGTTCAGGCGCTTTGCGCTTGGGCATCGGATAGCCTCCAGATGTGCGGTGTTGGCCACAACAATACAACAAGGAGGCCGACCGCTCAACCTCTATGGAGCGCGTCGATCGCCTCCGGCAAGGTATCGAACAAACCAACGTATCTCTGCACTCCGTCCTCGGATCGACGGACGCACCACTTGCGAGAGCGTTTGTGCCATGTGATCCCTCGGAACCCCAGCGGGGTCGACTTCGGTTCTCCGTTCGTCTTGAGCAGAACAAAAAGACCCACGTCATCGACTTCGAGGTTGCGGCTCCGTGCCGTCGCGCGGATGGCGTCAATGGCATCACGAGCAGACGGAAAGTTGCGGCCAAGGTCAAGACGAAACCCTCGGACGCTGATGCGAGCGCGCCAGAGGCCTGTCTTGTCGTCAAACGTGACCCCTCGAACAAAGCCGCGTTTGGCTGCGGCTGCCAAGGTTTCGTATGGAAGCAGTGTGTCAGTAGGCATTGAACAGGGCCTCCCCCATAGAGTTTTTTTCATTAACCCAACTTGAAAAAACAGTTGGAAGAAACGCCAGACCCGCAGTTGTGAGAGGATGCTACATCTGAAGCGTAAGAAATTACAAACCTAGAAACACAAGGTGTAACAAAAAAGGACTGTTATTTGCTATATAAACAAGGGGTTTGAGAGCAGTCAAGACAGAACAATACATTTCCTACAGGGAAAAACATGGATTTTTTCGGGGGACCGGATTTTTATGGGAAAAAGGTATACGGTTTTTCCAAGGACCAAGGTCCAAGAACCAAGCCTTGACACTCCACAACCTAAAAACTAAAACAGTAAAACCACAAACATGGAGACAAGCTAATGGATTTTCCGGAACATGATGAGATGATCAAGACTGTTCAGCGAGCGGTGGAAGAGGCTTTTTCATGGCAGACGCATGACGAGATACGCATGACATTGTCAAAACACAAGGTCAGCTTTGGCACCTTGATGAAGCTCCGTTCATGGCATGAGCACAAGGGCATGTCCTTTCGCCTTGATGCATTGCTGAATGCTTACAGTTGGGCAAAAGACTACAGCCGTCCAGTGGGCCTTGAGTATGCAAAGCCTGGTCGGCCAGATCTTTACTCAAATTAGCGGGGTCCAAGAACCGCGCTCCAAGGACCCCGCCATCAGCTCCAAGAACCAAGTTCCAACCCCAATCTCCAAAACCCCGTTGACACCTCCCCAATAACAAGCTACAAACAACCAAGCTCATCTCATGAGCCATCACCGGACCAAGGTCCAAGGCCCGAGCACCACACTCAGTCATCCTTGGTCTGGTGGTTTTTGCAAATAGGAAAGAGGGTATGATGAAATTTGGATCAGTATGCAGTGGCATAGAGGCTGCGTCTGTTGCGTGGGAGTCACTGGGTTGGAGCGCCAACTGGGTTGCGGAGGTGGATGCCTTCCCTTCTGCTGTTTTGGCGCATCATTGGCCGGAGGTGCCGAACCATGGAGACATGCTGCGCCTGCCTGCGCTGGTAGCTGCGGGCAACATCCCTGCCCCTGACGTATTGGTTGGCGGGACACCCTGCCAAGCTTTTAGTGTGGCGGGCCGTCGTGGCTCGTTGGAAGATGAACGCGGGGCGTTGACCCTTGCCTATGTGGAGCTTGCAAATGAAATCGATAGGAAGCGTCGTGAGGCTGGACAACCGGAAGCAGTCCTCCTTTGGGAAAATGTCCCCGGAGTTCTCAACACCAAGGACAATGCGTTCGGATGCTTTCTTGGAGCGCTTGCCGGCGAGGACTGCGAGTTGGAGCCAGCAGGGAAAAAATGGACGAACGCGGGTTGTGTGTTTGGACCCGAAAGGGCAGTCGCGTGGCGGGTCCTTGATGCCCAATATTTCGGACTGGCCCAACGACGCCGCCGTGTGTTTGTTGTCGCAAGTGCTAGAGACGGGTTTGATCCCTGCGAAGTACTGTTTGAGTCCGACGGCGTGCGCCGGGATACTGCGCCGAGCCGAGAAAAGGGGCAAGACGCTGCCCCCGATGCTGGACCGGGCTTTGAGGTTGCAGGCACACTCGACGCCAGAACCAACGGAGGCGGTTTCCCCGGATCAGACGGAGCCACAAGCGGACATGTGATCCCAATCCTTGAGGCGGGCGCGAGAACGGGCAAGTCTACCACGGACCCCCGCGCTGGCATGGGCATTGGCGACGAAGAAGGTCCAATGTTCACGCTGCAGGCGGGCAAGCAGCATGCTGTTGCCCACACCGTCGCCCTTAGAGGCCGCGAGGGCGGCGCGACAGCTGAGGTCGGAGGTCCGGTGGCCACGGCCCTTCGAGCGTCAACAGGTGGTGGGGATAAGCCGCATGTGTTAACACCTGTCGCCGTCCGCCGCCTCACCCCGCGTGAGTGTGAACGCCTGCAGGGTTTCCCTGACTGCTATACTCTCGTCCCCTACCGCAACAAGCCCGCGGCCGACGGTCCAAGGTACAAGGCCCTCGGCAATAGCATGGCGGTTCCCTGCATGCGGTGGATTGGAGAAAGGATTGACAAACATCTATCCACCAACTAATCTACAACCAATCTCAAATAGGAAAGGAAGATCGATGACCAATTATATCTACGTCACCCACCTGTGTCTCGACAAGGCTGCGAAGGCTGCGCTTGTGGCGCATTTCACGGAGGGTTTTGCCCGTGAGCGCCAGCTCAAGGAGGTTCGTGCTGAGTTGATTGCTGCGTTGTCGCGCTGCGCCGCTGGCGATCAAAGGAACTCTGAGGCATTGCTCAAGGACAAGATCAGCAACGCCATTCTCGACAGCGTGGATTATGATTGGAACTCAGACGTGGGTGCGGATGCTGTGATGAAGGCGCTGTTTGATTTTCACGAAGGAGAAGACCAATGATCTACAAGGACCTGAAATCACTGTGTGTGGCGTTGTGTGATGCGGGTGCAAACCCGGACCCGGCGCTTTTGGCCGAGTTGCAAGAGCTGGCGGGTGTTTATTGGAAGGCGCATGCGGAGGCCGAGGAGCAAGGTTATGTTGGCGTGGGGTGTATTACCCGTGCCGAGGCTGTTTTGCAGGACTATCAGTTATCCCACAGCACCCACCTCCCTGTCACCCTGTCTGCCGACGACATGCGCCTGCTGCGCGCCATGGCATCCACCGCTGGCACGACGCCCGAGGACCTTGCTTCGCGGTTCTTGGCCGGGCGGATCACTGTCGAGGCGCGGCAATTGATGGGGGGCGACTGATGACCGACGATAAGATTGTTCTAATCGCCCTGTTCTCTGTATGTCTCGCTGCTTTGCTCGCTGTGACATTTATCGCATGGCAGGCGGAAAAAAACACGACTGCCTTTGCCATCGAGTGTGTGCAGAGCGGCGGAACTTACAAGGATAAGGAGTGTACGAGATGACCAAGATTAACTGGAAAGAGGAAATGGAGAAACTCGACACCTCGCTGCCCGAGCGGTTAGAAAAGGTCGCCCTTATGGCGGAGACCTCGGACCACTGGACTGACACCGAGCGGCTGATGCCTGCGGCTGGCGTGGCAGACGTCCTGTACGAGGCGCTGGATGAGATCAAGCACCACCGCAAGATCGCCGACCTCAGAAAGCGTGCCGACTCTGCGTGGCGTGCGTGGCAGTCGGAGGAGAGCCGGGATCGTGGGTATGATCGTGACAAGTGTCTCCGGCTGCGGGACGAATACTATGCGTTGAAAGAAGAACTGGAGAGGAACCAATGACTGACCAAAAACCAAACGGCGGCTCCGCGTTTCCTGTAGCCGCAGGGAAGCAACTTTACTCCGATGGCATGACCCTGCGCGACTACTTCGCTGGGCAGGCTTTGGCCGGCATGGTTGCTGCGCTGGCTAACGACCCAAGCTCAGATCTTCGGGCTTTTCTCACAGCGGACTGCTACCTCATTGCGGACGCCATGCTGGAGGAGAGGAACCAATGACCCAACAATTTACCCAAAGCCCCGCCAAGGGTTCTCTGATTGCTTATAAGGCTTTTGATGAAAACATGCAGTGCCGTGGCTTCCAGTATGAAGTTGGGCAGACGTATACCCACGATGGCCGCGTAGAGATGTGCAGTTCAGGCTTTCACGCTTGCGAAAACCCGCTGGACACGCTGAACTACTACCCGTTGATCGGGTCTCGCTTTGCAATCGTTGAATACGCTGGCGAAGTTGAGCGTAAAAGCGAAAGCGATAGCAAGGTTTGCGGCGCAACGCTGACCGTCAAGGCCGAGGTGAAATTCGGGAGCCTGATTGAAAAGGCCGTGGGTTACATCATCGGCAAGGCGAAAGAAGAGACATCGGGCCGCCACAGCCACGCCGCGACATTGGGCGACCACAGCCACGCCGCGACTTCGGGCGGCGCCAGCCACGCCGCGACCTCGGGCGACCACAGCCACGCCGCGACTTCGGGCTACCACAGCCACGCCGAAGCGAAAGGCAAAAACTCTGCCGCCGCCGCAATTGGATATGGGGCCAAGGCGCGCGCTGGCAAAACTGGGGGTGTTGCCCTCGCTGAATATGACAACAAAGGAAATCTTGTAGCCATGTTCGCAAGCCTTGTCGGGCAAAACGGCATTGAGCCGGACACATGGTATCGCCTTGAAAACGGGGGGCCTGTTAAATGCTAAATAAGCAAAAACTGATAGAACTGCGCGACGCACACTGTACCGCCGCTGCTTATGAGGCGGCCGACGCAATGCTGGAGGCGCGGAACCAATGACCGAGAAGCACTGGCATTTCCAATTGATGCGGCATCCCGACGGCGAGTTGGCCATTCACGAGATGTATCCTCTGGACGACGGCCCTGCGTGGACCCAACACCCGATCTCTGTGACGGGCGCAACCGTCGAGGACGTGAAATGGGCCCTGCGAGCGATGCTGAATGACATCGACCGGCATGGGGTTGTGGACTATCCGGAGGTCAAGGACCAATGACCACCTTCTGGACTATCATGTGGTTGACCTTCACCGTCGATGGCCACGGCCAGATGCAGACGGGCATCCCGTACCCGAGCCAACAAGCCTGCGGAGACGCTCTGCCTGCGGTGTATGAGACGGTCAGGCTGCATTACCGCGACAGCGCGGCGCAATGCAAACCCACCAAGGTTATGAGCGCGTCGATCAGACCGAAACAAAGACCGGAAGGGATAGGGCAATGACACATGACACCACAGGCGGGCCAGCCGCCTTACCACAAAGCACGGGAGAACAACGATGACTAAACGCAATTACGCCAATGAACTTCGCGAACACGCCAAAAGTATCGAGCAAGCCGCTCAGTTTTTCGATGAATTTACTTGTGGCGCGGAAGAGGATTACGTCGAACATCTTACCGACGCAGCGGTGAAATTTCGAGAAGAAGCGGACGAATACGAGGCTTTCCAATGACTGACACAGACACAAGCACTGAGGCGGTTGAGGCTATGGCGCAGGCTCTTTTGGACAAATGGGGGAACTTGGTTGTTCCGTCTACCCTTTGCGCCCTAGCCGCCGAGCGCAACCGCTACAAGACCCGTGCAGAGCGGGCAGAGAGAGCTTTGAGCGGGGTTGCAGCAAACAGCACCGACAAGAAAGCGAAATTTATCGCAACGGAAGCTCTCGCCCAGATCGACACCGAGCATTCTGGAGACAGTGAATGCGTTCGGTGCGGGTCTGTAGGTGGTTATGGTTGCTAAACGAGATACGGCGAAAGGCTAAAGGTAATGAAAATTAAACGAGGAACAACGCGAACAGTTTTCTTAATTAGTCGCTATGCGATAAAAATTCCGACGACTGTTGATTGGCCGCTTTTTCTCTCAGGACTTTTAGCAAACATGCAGGAGGCAACATTTTCAACCATGAAATCGGATAAACTGTGCCCGGTTATTTTTTCATTTCCCGGAGGCTTTTTTAATGTGATGCCACGCTGCCAACGCGTGACACCAGATGAATACGCAAAACATCTTGTCTATCTAGAAGATTGGCCCGTTCCCGTCGAAAACAAAGTCGATAGCGTGGGCTGGTTTAACGGTAAAATAGTCGCCTTAGACTACGGAAACTGACCCAATCGAGATTAGCATAAACCCAGTCGCCAGTCATTGCGCAGGTAAAATTTGTTGCAATGTAGCTGATGCGAAAAAGGAATAGACTGATGAACAATGACACGAAAGCGCCGGAGCGGATTTGGGCGTCTTACATCCGTACTCAAGACGGCATGTGGATCGGTAAACATGCTGCTCAAGATGCTCCATATAAAGGGGCAACGGCCTACATCCGCCACGACCTGCACCTATCCCTTGTGGCGGCGGCTTATGGGGATGCGGCGGAAAGTGTGTCCCCTGACGGTGAACGTCCATGTGATTGCAATGGTTGTTATTGCGGCAATCCCGGAGATAACGAAGCGGTAGCCGGGTGGGATTCACAACACTATTTTGCTTCTAAAATCCGATCCAACACCCACGCCGACGCCCAAGCCGCTCTTGAGGCCCACGACAAGTGGATCAGGGAAGAGACGCTGAGGGGGGCGGCAGCATATGTTAGAGCTGCATTTGTGGGGTGCGACCGCGTTGCAGACGCAATCGAAACCCTAATCGAAAAGGAACAGACCGATGAGTGACGATCTGGTGAAGCCAACGCCTGAGCAAGTAGCGGACGCGCTTGAAAGCTGGTGCCCCTGCAAAGCCACCGACGACATTTGCCAGCAGCACATCGCGTGTTCGCATCAGGCACATGGCGCGCGGGCCATCAGAGAGCAAAGCTACCGCATCGAGGAGCTGGAAGCCAAGCTGGCAAAAACGGTAGAGCGGCTGGAAAAATTATCTCGTTGGCTAGACTTAGACGACGAAGAACTTGCCAACCTGCCGATTGAAACACTTCCCGAGGATCACAGGCACATTCAAAAGCAGGTAAACGCCGCCCTCGCAGAACTAGAAGGAACATACCGATGAGTGACGATCTGGTGAAGCGATCCTACAAAGAACGCATTGATCAAATTTTTCCTCTGGTTCAGAAATCGTACACGGCCAAGCAGATCGCCGGTGAAATAGGCGTGTCCAAAGAGCATGTGCGTAAACTTCTGAAGACGGGACGGGAGGACGGGCTTCTTCCCGACAACAGACGACACAACTCTATGCGGTACATGTCAATCGGAGCCTTGGGCCGGGAGATCAAGAACCAAGATCCAAGCTTCATCAAGTGGCTGCAAAGAACCATGCCTGAAGGCACCACAGTCGCGAGTTTCGCTGTCGCTTGTATGCTGGATGCATACTACGATGATCTTGAACCCTAGTGCTAAACAGTGTACCAACAACCTACCTACAAATACAAAAGGAAAACCAAATGTCTGAACCAACCAAAGTCGAAGCCTTGATTACCAACCTCACCCTGAAGAATGATGCTTTTGCTGTGGTCCCAAACAACGGGGAAAGCATCTACATCCCCCCGGGCGTGGCCAAAGCTGCCGACGTGATTTCCGGTGAGTACCGCACTGTTACCATCATCCCGAACAACCCGGAGCGTCAGGGTCAAACCAAGTGGATGGGGATCTTTGTCGATCCGCCGGCCACATCGATGCCCGAGGCCCACCGCGCAAGCACCGAGGACCAAGGTCCGAGCCTCGATTACCAGCAGCTAACGGAAAAGCTACTGTATATCCTTGAGGACCCGGACCTTGGTTATTTGACCACGGCCGAGGCGGCCAAGGAACTGGATGTCGAGGTCATGGTTGCCCGCGATGTTTTGAACAAGCTCTTCAACGAGCGGAAAGTGGCCCGTGCTGACGTGCATTTTGGGTCGAACAAACGTGCCTGCAACGTCCTGTGGGCCAAAACACCGGAGGATTTCCTATGAATAAAGAAAAGACGCTTCCAGAAATTATCGAACACCTTCAAGAGGTTATGCCTTCGCACATAGAGGGCGACGAACTCGCTGCTTTTATCTTGTCGATCTTGCAAGGATATTTTGAGGCCGAAGATGTAACCTTGTTCCTGCGTGGGGTGGCGGATGTTTGCGAAACAAACGCTGATCAGATCAGGATGTTTGCTGATGTGGCCAAAGAACCTTGAAGACTTCATCCTCGCAATGCACGGCGTCTCAGTGATCTGGGCGCCGTCATGCGAGGGGGAACAACCACCGTTTTAGGAGGAATATATGACCAGATGCGTGGTTAAAGGCTGCGGGACCAAGACCCCGCCACACACCCAGCTTTGCGAACGCTGTCACGTCATGCTGTCGCGGGGCTTGCTGATGCCCAGCGGCGCGTGGTTCGCTGTCGAAATGCAGTTTTTGAATGAACAAAACCACCAAGCTATGGAGCAGGTGCGCCTGCTTCACGATAAGGTGAACGAACTGTCGGAGGACCAATGACCGAGATCCAAGAACAAGAGTATCGGGCGCGTTTGCAGAACCTGTCTTCGCTAGAAAATTATCGCATGCGTTTGTCGCTTCGAGACAACGAAGAGACAGGGCGTGGCGGCAGCCCTGCTCGGGTTCCAGAAACGCTAATCAAGGCGGCGAAGGCACTGGCCAAAAGTGGTTCATTGACTTCGGCGGATCTTGCATGGAAACTGGACAAGACCCCGGCACAGGCCCGAGCCTTGTTGGACAGGCTGCAAAAATCCGGACTTGCGACCTCGGAATACCACTGCGAGGGTCGAGCAAGGATTTATCACTTCAACAAAACGGGGCTCTAAAATGGCGTGGGAAACAACAAGCGAAGAAGAGTTCTTGGAGTTCGTCGAGGGGATCGGAGAGCATGCGCCGATAATCTTGTCTGACCGGCAACTGGTCAGTCTCGTTGCCACAATCCTCGGAAACTATATCCAAGATGACGTCGATCGACTTGGTTTGATCGTAGAGCAGGCGGCGAACTTGGTGATCGACGTACAAACAAACCACTATTTAGACTTAGCCGTCGGTCCCGAGGACGGCGTTCACTAAAAATATCGCAGCCAGCTTTGCCTGCAGTGCTGGCTGCCCATAAACAAAACTAGCGGGGACCAGCCCCGCTGCAGTCTTTTGTCCCACGCACAGGCACACCATGAGCAGTTGCGCCCGGTGACAGCTCGATGCGTCATCAGCGAGAGGCTTTTGCACCACATAGCGCTTCCCATGTTTCGTTGGCGATCACGATCTCACGAAGAAGTGAATTATCCTTTTCGTAAAGGTAGTCCACCACATCCTGATTCTCAAAATAGAGAGGGGATGCGACGTCGCAATAATCACCGCTTGTCGTTTGTGCGCACCCATTCAGAAGCCCTACGCACAAGATCGGGATCACTTTCCACTTCATCTCGCACATCCTTTGCCTGTTTCATGGCGTCGACACGGCGGCGCGTGTGTCCATTCTCTGCGTCTTTCCGGCCGGCGCTCTTACCTTTGAGGTAAATGCCGAAGACAGTGACGACGAACGCCACCACCCCCAGCAGATACATTTTGATCTGGTTGAAGATCATCCCTACCTCCACCCCGCGGTCCAAGCTTTGAGCCGCTCCCGCAGGATAAACAAAGATCCAAGGACCACGATCCCCCCGAGGACGATCAGCGCAACCTGCGCCGTCTCGCTAAGCCCGCCGACACTGGACAGGACGGTGCCTGTGCCGCCGGCTGCGGCGGTGATGGCCGAGGCTTGGATGGTCTTAGACTTTGCTGCGGACGACCGTGTTTGCGGCACCGCCGGTTTGGTTGGTTCGACAGCGGACGGGTCACGACGCACCGCCAGAAGCCGATCTTTTGGGTACGGCTTGACGTTTACCTGATTCGCTTGGTTGCCACCCAGAACCATCACATTGTTGGCGTCGTGGTCTTCGTAGAAACCAACATGCCCTTGCCAGCTGCTTGGGCTGCCGCGCCAAAACACCACGATGTCACCCGGCTTGGCGTCTTCGATGTCGATCGGATCGCCCCATTCCATGTACGACCGAGCGTTGAGCTTCCCGGTGTGTGGCAGGCCGGCGCGCTTGAGCATGGCGCCCACGAAGGCGGCGCACCACGCAGTCTCGTCGTCCTTGACCCAGCCGTGTCCCACATCTTTAAAGTATTGAACGACCTTGGGGTTGTGGCCATCCGCCCACTCCCAAGTACCAAGATCTTTCTTAGCCAGCTCATATGCCGCGTTGGTCATCGTCTTTCTCCAGACCTTGTGTCCTGCAAACAAGTGTTATATAAGCTACCATAACACAAATCTAAATGGAGAGCATCATGTCGGACAAAGAAAAACCGCGCTTTTGCAACGTCGCTGTGCCGGTGTCGGACCACGCCCTGCTGAAAGAACTGGCGAAAGTAGAGCAGCGGAGCATGGCCCAAGAGCTGAGCGTCCTGATCAAAGAGGCGCATCGCCAGATTGTGAAGGGTCACCCTGTTTGACGGCTGAGCGCTACGGCGCTCGGTCTATACCAGCCGTTCCGGAGGAACACCTGTTCCTCGTCTTGGAGCTCAATCAACGCTTGGCGCGTCTCCTCCAGATCTCCGCCGGTACGCTCCGTGAGCTCTTCCAGCAGCATCGCGGCCGGAGCGTTTTCGCTTGTTAAGATTTTTAGCACGAGTTGCTTTACCTGCGTCATCGATCTTTGGCTCCTTGTCTTTGGTGATCCATTTCGGGAATGCTTTCATCAATTCATCGTGAGGGCTGGCGGCCATAGGTCCGAGGAGCATCCACGAAACTGACGGCGGCAGTTCGGCCCAGTAGGAGAAGGCTTTGAGCGCCTCCCCCTTTGAATAGTTCCCACGCTTGTACTCGATCGCGATCTTGTTCATCTGCCACAGCGCCATCTTCTCTTCGTTGGTGTGAAGACCGGGTTCTACTTCGCTTTCGGTTTCAGGTTCAGCCATTCTCGGGCCTCCTCTCCTAGCACCTTGGCGCTCATGTCGATCTTGTTGCGCAGGTTCTCGACGATCTTCTCGTCGATTGTACCCTCTGCGACCAGATCAATATAGGTCACCGGCTTGGTCTGACCGATCCGATGTGGACGATCTTCGCTTTGAATCCGCATTTCGAGGTCATAGTCGTTACTGTAGTACACCACAGTCGATGCCGCAGTCAGCGTAATGCCGTACGCACCGGTTTTGTTTGAGATGAAGAACCGAGTTTTGTCGGCAGGATCTTGGAAGTTTTTGACAGCAAGCTCTCTTGCCTCCACGCTGGTGTCACCAAAGTATGTGACGGCCGAGCCTTCTCCATACTCTTTGTCCAGCGCCTCTTGAATCTGTTGGATGTCATGGCGGAAGCGGGAGAAGATGATCATCTTGCCGGATGTCTCGGCGGCGATCTCCATTAGCGCCGTGATCCGCCCCGAGGGGAACGTCATCAAGTCTCCGTCGTCCGTCATCAGGTGCCCAGACATGACTTGCTGCAAGCGCAGCATCTGCGTGATGATCTGCGGCGTCGATACCATATCGCCTTCACCCAGCAACAGGAAGCCTTCCTGCCTGATTTGCTCGTACATGCGCCGCTGCTCGTCGGTCAGCGTGACGTAGCGGGCGGTGTAGGTCTTCTCCGGCAGGTCCAAGCAATCTTCTTTCAACACGCGGTAGCTAAATGTATCGATCTTGCGTGTCAGCTCGTCCAAGTTCCGATAACCGACAACCTGATTGAAGCTGTGCGCCCCCATCGTACGTTTCTGCGTGATGGCATAGCGCGCTTGGAATGCGTAGAAGCTGTCGAAGCCAATGGTCCGAGGTCCGAGAAACGCGGCTTGAGCGTATATGTCCATGGGTTCTTTGGTGATTGGCGAGCCGGTCATGATGCGGCGGTACTTGAACCCGGCTCCAATCTTGATCAGTGCCTTGGTCCGCTTGGCCTTGTGGTTTTTGATGGTCGTACTCTCGTCGATCCCGATCAAGCCTCGTGGTCCGAGGTGCTTGGCCAGCCATTCGCCGGCCGCCTTGCCTTTGACCGTGGAGAAAGCCTCGACGTTCATGACAAAGATTGTCAGCCCGTCAAACGCTTTGCGCACCGAACGCAGTTCTTCCTGCTGCTTTTTGTTCGGGTTGGCGACCCAGCGGATAACCCGATGGGGTACATCCTCGGGGAAGTGATCGGGGATTTCTTTGTTTGTCCAGTTGCGGTAGACGCCTTTGGGTGCGATGATCAAAGCGAAGTCGATCTCGCCGTTTACATAAAGATTGCTGATGGTGTCGATCAACATCTTTGATTTGCCGGCGCCCATCTCTGCGAAGAATGCATATGCATTACGGTCGATGCTGCGATTGAGCGCGGTCACCTGATGATCATATGGTTCTGTTTTGAATTTGTAGTTGACAGTCATTTGTTCCTCCTTTACGTTCACAACCTACGAACAACATCCATGTTCGTCAACCCAGAAACCTGAAGAGGATAAAACTTATGTCAGACGACATTTTCGAAGACATCTTTGACGAGGCGAATGCTTTGCAGTCCGTCGAAGGTGAGACAACCAAGGAGCTTTCCGGCCATGTCCGCCAGCTCCGCTCTCTTGAGCAGCAGATCTCTGATGCTGAAGATCACATCAAGGCTCTCAAGCAGCAGAAGCACAGCCTTTCCACTGAAATCATCCCCAACATGATGGACAGCATGGGTGTCGAGCGCGTTGACGTCGACGGCGTGTCGGTGGTTCGTAAGAACGTGGTCCACGCTTCGATCCCTGCGGCCCGTAAGGACGAAGCGTTCGAGTGGCTGCGCGAAAACAACCTTGATGACATCATCAAGAACGATGTGACGTGCAGCTTTGGCAAGGGTCAGGACAACGAAGCTGGCCATGTCCTTGGGCAGCTGCGCGATCAGGGCTACGACCCGATGCAAAAGACCCACATCCACCCCATGACGCTCAAAGGTTTTGTCCGCGAGCGCATCGAGAACGGGCACGACATCGACCTTGAGATGTTCGGCGCGTACATCATGAACACTGCAGAAATCAAAAGGAAGTAACCCATGTCCAACGCAGTAACCAAAGCCAAAAACACCGAAGTGTCCGCCGACCTGATGGACGACATCTTTGACAACGCCGGCGAAGGCGCGTCGTATGACAGCTCGGAGATGCAGATCCCCTTCGTACGTCTGCTGCAGGCCCTGTCGCCGCAGCTCAAGAAGAAGGATTCGCAGTTCATCGAAGGCGCCGCGTCGGGCGACATCTTCAACAACGTGACCGGACAGTATTGGTCGGGCGAGGAAGGCATCACCGTGGTGCCCTGCTACCAGACCACCAAGTATCTGGAGTTCACACCTCGCGAACAAGGCGGTGGGTTCCGTGGTGAGATTGCACCGAACGATCCGCGTCTTCAGAGCACCACCCGCAACGGCGGCAAGGAGATCCTGCCTGACGGCAACGAGGTCGTGAAGTCGGACCAGCACTTCTGCCTGATTGTTGAAGAGGGCGGCATGACCCAGCCCGTGGTCATCGACATGAAATCGACCCAGCTCAAGATCAGCCGTCGCTGGAAGACGCAGATTGCCATGAAAAAAATCAAGCACCCGAAGACGGGGAAGATGATCACGCCCCCGCTCTACGCATCGATGTGGAAGCTTCGCGCTGTCGAGGAGTCCAACGACAAGGGTGACTTTGCGAACTGGGTGGTTGAGGGTATTGGCCTTGTCGACGACACGAACGTGTTTCAAGAGGCCAAGGCCTTCCGCGAAAGCGTGCTGGCGGGTGAGGTCAAGGCACAGGCCGAGGGCTCTTCGCCTGACACCAACGAAACTCCGGGTGCCGCTGGCGGCGGTGGGTACTCGGGCGGACAAGACGACGAAATTCCATTTTGACGTCTTGAGCCACCGGGCGGCGCGGAGGTCATGGGCTGCGCCGCCCTACTTTTCTTCAACAGGAGCAAGTTATGAGCACCGCCGCAAAGTTTTTGTCTGCTTTCGAGGGTTCGGAAGTGGCCCACGGGCAGACAACCGTTGGAAGAACATCTCGGATTGGGAAGGCAGAAGCGAAAAGCTTCGTGGTCCGAGAGCCGTTGACCGAGGAAAAAGTACAGGCGCACCTCAACGGTGGCCAAGGTATCGGGTCGATCCCGATCAACTCGAACAACATGTGCAAGTTCGGCGCGATTGACGTCGACGATTATGACCTGAACCTACAAGACGTGGTCGCTCGTGTTTGGTCTGCAGGTCTGCCGTTTATTATCTGCCGATCCAAGTCAGGTGGCGCTCACATTTACTTGTTTCTCAAAGACTGGGAAAAGGCGTCCGTGGTCCGAGAGTATTTGACCGAGGCTGCAGCACTGCTGGGTTTCGCTGGTCGTGAAATTTTTCCAAAGCAGGACGCCGTGCTGCACGACAAGGGTGATGTCGGGAACTTTATCAACCTGCCCTATCACAATTCTGAACGTTCGATGCGCTATGCTCTCGACGCCGGTGGCAACGCAGTGTCGGTTGATGAGTTCTTGGACTTGGTGGGCGAGAAGCGCTGCCACCTGACCGACCTTGAGAAAGCCTTGGCTGAGCAGCGGCCGGACGTTTCTGAGCTGGCTGAGTACCCGCCTTGCATCCAGTCACTTGTGGCGTTGGGCGTTCAAGAAAACCGCAACAACTTCATGATGCACGTCACGGTGTCGATCAAGAAAGAGCGGCCCGACGACTGGGAGGACGGGGTTGACGAGTTTAACCGCCGCTACATCAACCCGCCGCTCAGTTCAAAAGAGCTGCAGGAGACCGTCGTCAAGTCGCACCGTCGAAAGGACTACGCTCACTTGTGCGATCAGGCGCCGATGGTCAACTTCTGTGACAAGGCCAAGTGCCGCATGTGTAAGTTTGGCATCGGCGGAAGTGGCGGCAGCTCCTTTATGCCGACGCTGTCTGGCATGACAATCATGATGTCCGACCCTCGGGTGTACTGGATCAATGTCGACGGGGAGCGTATTGAGCTTAACGAGAACGAGCTGAACAGCCCGCGCGAGTTCCAGAAGAAATGCTTGCGGGAATTGAACAAACGCCCTGACCTGATCAAGGACAAAGACTGGGGGGCGATCGTCAACGGACTGACATCCGAGGCGACCTATGCCGAGGTGCCGCCGGAGCTGACAATACGCGGGCAGTTCCTTGAGAAACTCGAGGAGTTTTGCACCAGCCGCACCCGAGCCATGGCGCCGGAAGAACTGGTGCTTGGAAAACCTTGGACAGCCAAGGGGGTGACGTCGTTCAAGATCCAAGGCCTGATGGACTTTTTGAAACGCAAGGACTTTAAGGACCTTACCCGACCACAAGTGCAGCAGATCATCAAGGAACTGAACCACGATCCTGACAAAGCGATTACGGTGATGTCGGTCAAAAAGGAAGACGGAACCTATGCCTCTGTGCGGGTGTGGCGCGTGCCGGCCTTCGACACAACAGAGATCGATCTTGGTATGGAGGATGAGGATGCCCAAACGCACATCCCCTTCTGATGACAAGCTGACGGACATCCTGTCCAAGGTCGCTGGGCTTTTGAACACGGACCCAGCCTCGGTTCTGCAGTTGATTGAACGGGGCAGGTTCCCCGCGCCAGAAGAGCGGATGATCAAGATCAGTCAGATCGCCGCATGGTTCGGTGTATCAGAGGCGGTGATCTACAAATGGGTGCGAGACGAGCAGTTCCCACCACCAGTCAACCTTGGCAGGGAGGACGACCCGTTTGCCACCAAGCGGTGGTACTACAAGGAGGTGCGCGAGTGGCTGCATGGCCGCCCGCGCGGAACTGGCAAGAAGAATGTGAGGCAAAGAAATGCGAAATAGCACTTTGATCCTTGGACCACCCGGCTGTGGCAAAACGCACCGGCTTATGCAAATCATAAACGAGGCCCTGTCACGAGGCATTTCACCGTGGGAGATTGGTTTCCTGTCGTTTACAAGAAAAGCCGTCCACGAAGCGCGTGATCGCGCGGCACAGGAGTTTGGCTTCCAGCACAAAGACATGCCTTACTTCAAAACGCTCCACGCCTTGGGGTTCCACCTGCTCGGCCTCAAGAAGGACGACGTTATGGCTTCCGCCGATTGGCGGGAGTTTGCCAACGAACTGGGTGTGGAAATCAAAGGCGAAAGCACCGATCTCGACGAACTGGGTGGTGTGGTCAACACCGGCGCAGGCGACGGCGACAAGTACCTGCGGATCATCGAACGAGCCAAGATGCGGCAGGTTTCTCTTGAACAAGAGATCAGAGACGGCGAGCATGAGGACATCAGCTTCCCCATGTTGCGAAAGGTGGAGGCACTGCTCGGCGTATACCGGCAGCAGCTTCACAAGGTCACCTTCGTCGACATGCTGGAGATGTTCGTCGAGTTTGGCGAAGCGCCGAGGCTCAAGATGCTCATCATCGACGAGGCCCAAGACCTTGTGCCGCTGCAGTGGAAGATGGTTCGTAAGCTGATGGACAACGCTGAGGAAGTGTACTTCGCTGGCGACGACGATCAGGCTATCCACCGCTGGGCCGGCGTTGATGTGCGGCAGTTTTTGCAATGCTCGCCGAATGTCCAGATACTAGATCAAAGCTACCGCCTGCCAGTCTCCGTTTTCGATCTGTCGCAGCGCATTGTCCACAGGATCAGGGGCCGCGTAGAAAAAGCCTATCACCCTACGTCGCGCGAAGGTCGGGTTTCATTCCAGCCAGACAAGGGTTTTCTGGACTTGACCCAAGGTTCATGGACCTTGATGACGCGGGTAAACTACATGGCCCAGCAATGGGGCGAGGAGCTGCGCGAGGACGGCTTTCTGTTCAGCATCAATGGACGCCGCAGCCTTCGTGAGTCTCTGACAGATTCCATCGAAACGTGGCGCCATTTGGCAGAAGGCGGAGAGATTTATGCCAGTCAGCTGAAAAAGCTGTACCAGCAAATGGCACCGGGAACACTGCAGCGTGGCGCTAAGACTTTGGTTACGGCGGCCGACCCGCAGATGATGTACAACATCGCAGACCTGCAAAACAGCTTTGGCCTGCAGGCGGGCGACAGCGCTGACGCTTTGTCCGTGATCAAGATGAACGACAGGGAGCGCACCTACATCCGGGCACTGGAGCGCCGGGGCGAGGATGTGACCCAAGATCCAAGGATCAAGGTCGGAACAATCCACAGCAACAAAGGCGGGGAAGACGACAATGTGGCCGTGGACCTCGGGACGACACGCGCGGCCGTTGAATCTCGGTACCCGGACGACGAACATCGGGTCTTTTATGTGGGTTTCACACGTGCTAAGAACAATCTGCATGTAATCCAGAGTGATAAAAGGAACCGATATGACGTGTAATCATTTGATGTTGGATTTGGAAACCCTTTCAACCGAGCCTGACGCAGCAATTGTTTCGATTGGTGCAGTCGTGTTTACTCCGAAAAGAGTGCTTTTTGAAAATGCGGTTTTTGATTGGAAATGCGATGTTATAGAAAGTGCGAACCACGGCCACGTGGACATGAGCACTATTTGTTGGTGGATGCGGCAAAGTGACGAAGCGCGTCGGAGTGCTTTCTTTCCAAGGCCGGATGGCACACTTGCGGACGGGCTAAAGTTTTTTTCGGTTTTCGTGCAGAAATTTGACGTAGGATATGTCTGGGGCAACGGCGCTGCATTTGACAATGTCGTCCTTCGAAACGCGTATAAAAAGTTGGGCCTAAAGGCCCCTTGGTCTTTCCGTTCCGACATGTGCTACCGCACTGTAAAAAACTTGTACCCTGAAACTGAGTTTGAACGTATAGGCGTATACCATAACGCCGTTGATGACGCCCATTCACAAGCGGCTCATCTTTTGAAACTACACGACATCGCGGGGGTTTTGGATGACGTCTGACTTTGGCTTCAAAGAGGATCGCCTGTGGTACTGGGCCTTGCAACTGGCCGAACACGCATCGATCTTGAGCAAAGATCCAAGTACCAAGGTCGGCGCTGCGATCTTTGACGACAAGCGGCGGATCTTGAGCGTTGCGTACAACGGATTTCCCCGCGGCGTCGAGGACAGTCAGGCTCGGTTGCAGGACCGCGAGACAAAGTACAAGATGGTTTTGCATGCTGAACAGAACGCAATGGCCTTTGCCACGGCCCCGCTCCATGGGGCGACACTGTTCTGCACGCATCCCTGCTGCACGCAATGCGCGGCCATGGCCATCCAGCGTGGGGTCAAGCATGTGTGCTGGCCGACGCCAGATCCGGAGTTTGTTAGACGCTGGTCTAACGACATGACGCTTTCGATGGAAATGTTCATAGAAGCAGGAGTAAATGTCCATGTCGGATGACCGTTGGCGCTTAGAGCAGTTGGCCAAGGGCGGACACAAGGATGATCAGGACAAAGTCCGGATGGAGCTTATCCCGCCCGAGCTGATGGAGGCTGTCGGCGACATCCTGACGTTCGGCGCGAAGAAATACGCTGATCGCAACTGGGAGCACGGCATGAAGTGGTCCCGCCCCTTTGGTGCTTTGATGCGCCACATGTGGGCGTGGTGGCGTGGTGAAGACAAAGACCCCGAAACGGGGCGCTCGCACCTTTGGCATGCCGCCTGCTGCATCGCCTTCTTGGTGGCATATGAAGCGCGTGGTGACGGGGAAGATGACAGGTGGAAAGGGCCGCTGGCATGAAAGACAAATACGATAAAGGCACGGACGACTTCCTGCTGAAGAACGACATCAACAACATCGAAACCGAGTGGTCGGCGCCGACGGAGTTCCCTGATCTACGGAACTGCAAAACAATCGCCATCGACCTCGAGACGCGGGACGACGGCATCGGCGCAGGCAAGGGGCCGGGCTGGGCCACGAATGACGGATACGTCGTCGGCATCGCTGTCGCCGCCGGTGACTTCCACGGGTACTTCCCGATACGCCATGCCAACGGTCCAAATCTGGACGTCCAGATGACACTTGGCTGGCTGCAAGAGCAGATGGCCACGCCGAATATCACGAAGGTTTGCCACAACGCGCCGTACGATATCGGCTGGATGCGGGCCGAAGGGATCGATGTCCAAGGTCCGATAATCGACACCCTAATCGCCGCGCCTCTGGTGGACGAGAACCGCTTTAGCTACCGCCTTGACCTGCTGGGCAAGGAATACATCGGCATGCGGAAGGACGAGAAGATCCTCAAGGCTGCGGCGGCCGAGTGGGGGATCGACCCCAAGGCAGAGATGTGGAAGCTTCCAGCGCGGTTCGTCGGAGGTTACGGCGAGCAAGACGCAGCTATGACCTTGAAGCTGTGGGACTACCTCAAAGGCGAGATCGACAAGCAGGACCTGTGGTCGGTGTTTGATCTGGAGACGCGTGTGTTGCCCGGCGTGATTGACATGCGAGCGACGGGCGTGCGGGTGGACCTTGACCGGGCGGATCAATCTCGCACGATCCTGCGGCAGCGCAAGCAAGAGCTGCTGGCGTTCATCAAGGACAAAACGGGTGTCGATGTCGAGGTGTGGGCGGCCGACAGCATCAAGAAGGTGTTTGACGATCTGCAGCTCCCCTACCCTCGGACCGAGGCTGGATCGCCGTCGTTCACCAAGGACTTCCTCAAGGACCACCCGAACGAGGTGGCGCAGACGATTAACAAGATTCGTGAAGCGGACAAAGCCGATAGCACGTTCATTGACAGCATCCTGAAATTCGAGCATAATGGGCGCATACATCCTGAGATGCACCAGCTGCGCAGTGACGACGGCGGCACGGTCACAGGACGTATGTCTTCTTCCCACCCGAACGCTCAGCAAATTCCAGCAAGAGATCCTGAGATCAAGAAGCTGATCCGTGGGATCTTCGTGCCGGAAGAAGGCGAGAAGTGGGGCAGTTTTGACTATGCGTCCCAAGAACCGCGGCTCTTGACACACTTTGCAGCCAGCCTTCCGCCCCGGATGCGCGGTACAATGGTCGATGAGATCGTCAAGGAGTTCCACGAGGGCAACGCTGACCTGCACCAAATGGTGGCTGACATGGCTGGGATCAGTCGTAAGGAAGCCAAGACCGTGAACTTGGGAATTATGTATGGCATGGGGAAGGGCAAGCTTGCCAACCAGCTGGGCATTTCTGAGGACGAGGCCAAGGGCCTGCTCGACCTGCACCAAGAAAAGGTGCCGTTCGTTCGTACTCTGGCCACAGCGGCCAGCGATCAGGCCGAGCGCAACGGCCAGATACGCACGGTCCACGGGCGGCTGTGCCGGTTCGACATGTGGGAGCCGCGCAGCTTTGGGTACAACAAGCCGTTGAAGTATGACGAGGCGGTCAAGACCTATGGCACTGTGGGGCAGGGCATCCGCCGGGCGTTTACGTACAAAGCACTGAACCGCTTGATCCAAGGTTCGGCGGCCGACCAGACGAAGCTGGCGTTCGCCCAGTGCTACGAGGCCGGGCACAAACCTATGCTGCAGGTGCACGACGAACTCTGCTTCTCTGTCAGCAGCGACGAGCAGGTTCGGGAGATCACCGAAATCATGGAAAACGGCCTAGAACTCAAGGTGCCCAGCAAGGTGGACGTCGCCCTCGAGAAAGACTGGGGCGACGTCGATTGATCACTGGCCTTGGCCGCGGTTGAAGATCTCCATGTTCCGCATCCGGTCTATCAAGTTCCCGCCCAGAAGTTCTTGGGGCGGGGCTTGGCGGGTTGCGGGTGCCGCAGCAGGTGCGGCGGTCGCCGGTGCGGCGGGTACCGGTTGAGCAGCAGGTGCTGCCGTCACGGCACCCGGCGGAATAAAATCCTCTTCCGCAACGGGCGACGGTTGAGGTGCGGCGGCCCCTGCTTCGTCTTGACGGCGCCGCCTGTACAGTTCTGGGTCCAAGCGCTCCCCGCGACGCTGAGCAGAGCGACGGTTCAGTTCGCCCCAAGGAACATTTGTGGTTACGCGCTTGCGACCCTCTACGTTCTGTTGCATGGCCACATCCTTCCGGATCTCGTCCGTTGCAAGACCCGGCATAAAATCTCCGCGCATGACAGCGTTTACCTCAGACTTACCGAGGTTACCTTTTTGGATCAGGTTACGACGGATCTGTTGATCCGACAGGCCCAGCTCCCTGTATGCGAGGATCTCGTTGTATAGCTTGGACTGCGAACGGTAGAGCGAGTCGAGGTACCCTTCCCACGCATTTATCATGTCCTGCGGTGTCGTGTCGGCTCTGCGGATTGATCTATAGGCAACCTTTTTTGCGTCTGACCGCATTGGGCCGTATTCGTAAGCCGCAAATTCAGCATCCTTTTTCAAGTCGATTTCCATGGGCGTAAACCCGGTGATCTGCCGGCCGATTTCTTCTGCCACGTTGAACTCTCGAGCACGAGGACCCGGAGTCCCCGTCATTGCGCGTGTTAAACGACCCGGCTCAAGGTCGCCACGCTCCCCTGTTCCTCCCAACTGTATAATTGCGGGAAGGACAGAGTCCAGAACGTGAGCAAACCCTTGAGAAACCTTGGTGCCCAAAGAATCGGATGGGTTGTACACTCGAGCCCCCGTTTGGGTGACGCCCCCGCGGCCAATACCTATTGACCCCGGACCAGAGGCTGGCAGAGCATCGCGGACCCGTTCAAAGAAAATTGATTCCGAAGCAAACGGATCAGCCAATGCGCCAATCATATCGTAAACGCTGCCGCCTATTTGCTCGACTTCGTTCTGGTTTAAGCGGCCACGCTCTTGATAACCGCGAAGAGCGGCTTGAGCTGCGTCAGTCACAAACGCATACGGCGCAACATAGCTGAGGTTGATATATTTGATCTTGCCGTCACCACTAAACTCCAGCGGAACAAGGTCCTGACCTTTTTGGAAGTAGTCAGCTTGTTCGTGCAAACGGTCCATTTGCTCGTCGGTCATGCCCGTAGCCTCCTGCCCTACTCGGACCATGGATTTCGGCACAATACTCGAGACAGTGAGCAGACCTGTAAGACGCTGCGCGCCGTGTGCGCGCAGGCCGCGAACCAACCGCTCGGCTGTTTCTTGACCAAACTGCGCGATCAACTCGTCGTCTACCTGCGCGGCCAGTTCCTTGACGCCCTGCTCAAGGATGTTCCCCATGTTGCGAATGTTTTCTGAGGCAAACGAGGTAAAGTTACCGAACGGCAGCAGTCGGTCCGCCGACCGTACAGCCAAACCAATCTCGCTGTATGTTGGCATAAATTTGCGAGTACGATCTGCCGCAGCCACTTCAAAGGAATCAAACCGGCGCACAACCCTTTCTTCGCCGCCAATTTCTTTACGAACCCACTTTTCCCACGGCTCGGCAAATTTTTTCTTTTCGGCTCGGGCTTTAGAGTATTTTTGCCATTTTTCGTACAAACGGCGTCGCTCTTTTGCGCCAACAGCCGCAAGCGGATCTGCTAACTCAACCTCAGAAAAAGTCCTGTCGACAAGGCCCGTGCGTTCCATGAAATCAAAAACAGCGCGTTCCTCAATCTCACTATCAGCTACCGAACCAACAAGCTCCCGAAGCTTTGCTTCTTCACTCAATAGGACACGAGCTTTGGCCAGCGCGTCTGCCCCCTGCGTTGTCTTTTCAAAAAACTCCAGCATCGGTGCCATAAGCGGGGTTTTGGTTTCAAGCGATTCTATCTTCCCACGAAGTTTTTCAGGCGCACCAAACTTCGGCCCTTCGTCTTGGATGCTTTTCAGGGTTTTGAGAAGCACGTTGCTGTCGGTCACCCCTGCAAGCTCAAGCTTCCTTGCTAAAGCGTCGGTGCCGTTTTGGTCCAAGCCTTGGAGACCGCGGTAAATAGTCAGCAGAGATTGTCCTTCGGTCAAGCCAAACCCTGTTGGCGTATTACCGCTGGCCACGGTCATAAGCTTGTTGCCGATAATGTCCCGAACCCGGGAGGCCGGGTTTGGAACAATCGTCATTTTTTGGGTCAAGCCCTTCATTTGGTTTAACATGGCGCCCAGCTGGCTGATGGGGTTCATGTTAAGTTGAAGCGGTGCCGTCAAGCTGTCGTACAACTCTTTCGGTACATACATACCGCTAAGCGCGCCGAATCGGCCACCGGCAAGTCCTTCGGTACTCTCTTCTCCGAGCTGCACATAACCCTCAAGACGCAACTTATCCTTTGCTTCTTTCAAGAGATTTTCTGTTGATTGCCCCGAACCAAGGGCCAAGCTTAGATCAGCGAACTCTTGCTCGACATTGCCGGCGCGGGCCGACCCCGGAAGGACCACGTACGTTGGACGTTTTCCAGTTTCAATGTCTGCAAGGGCCTTGGCGGCGGGAATGGCTGTCCGAGCCTGTTGATCATAGAACCGAAGACTGGTGTTCAAGGTGGCCATGTTATCGAGCATATACCCAAGGCGCTCGCGCGGACTGGTGATTTCCCCAAGCAAAGCACGCACAGGGGCGTATTCCATAATGTCTTCGCGCTCTTGGAGAATACCCGTTTCGAGTTTAAAGATCGGCGTGTCCTGCGCGACCAAGCCTCGTTGCTCGCCAAGCACATCTTCACGCACAGTGTTCAAGCGATTTTTAATCGTTTTTTCTACGACCTCGGGACTGAGGTCGCCCCCAATCGGCTTGATTTTCAACATTTCCAGTAGAGTGCCTTGAGCCGAGGCGCGCGCATACTCTTCGCTGACGCTCTCCGCGCCTTCTCCCTTGGTCATCTTCATACGGGTCAGCACATCTTCCGCCGCTTTAAACTGTGGGCTTTGCATGAGGTTTTTTCCACCAAGGGAGTTGTACAAAGCCTCAGGGTCGATGTGCAGCTGGTAGATACGGGACAGGTGATTTTTTGCGGAGGCGTGGTTGGCCTTTACAACCTCCAGCACCTTTTGTGCTTTCTCTTTTTGAGCGCCGCGGGCAATCATGCCTTCTGGAATCCCTTTTTTTCCAGAAACTGTAGGGGATCCAGCAACAATGTCCTCTAAGTTTTTGATGAGCACATCTGTAAGCTGAGATTCAACGGAAACCAGTTCGTCCACCACATCCTGCATTTCTTGCCCATACTTATCCTTAAGCGGGCTTGCAGCTGGCGCGTCCAGATACCGCAGCACGTCCTGCTCCATCTGCTTCATGAAGTCTGCGCGACCAGCACGTTTGGCAGAAACCTTTGCAACCTTTCCGGCCACACGGTCATACCGATCCAAGCCGTTGGAGATTTCGGTGAGAAGCGCGCGGTTGACGCCTTCTGTTTCTTGGATTGTTTTACGGATTCTTGGGTCAAGGCCGCCGCCCGGGGCAAAAAACCGGACCGCCTGTTTCTTTGCAGTTTGCGCACCGGGCACACGACCGACCACGTTACCCATAGCGTCCCAGCCTTTTAGGGTCGCACGTGCAGTGCCCGACAAGGCCGGGCCAATCACAGGGGCGGTGCCGAGAGCTCTGGAGCCTTGGCCAAAGCCTATCAAAGCCGTATCAAACGCAGCGCCTAGCGCCGTTGCTTCCGCAAATTGACGTGCGCGGTTCCGAAGCTGGCGGTAAGATTCTTCTCGCCCTGTTAGTCCGGTGTCCTTTTCAGTCTTCAGGGCTTCTGGCAAAAATTCAAACTGGTCGGACAACGTGGAACGACCCGACGAGGAAACGACCGCGTCGTAAACACCGCCAGCCAAAGCCGTTGCGCCAAGGACCTTGGCCCGGTTTCCGAGCAAAGCCTTGCCCGGTTTTGATTCCCCGAATTTTTCAGCGGATTTCATAAACTTGCTTGCCGCACCAAGACCCTTACCAGTCTTGGCGACTTGCCCTGCACGGCCCAGCCAGCCGGCAATAGGAATAAAGCCAGCTCCAAAAACAAGGAGGTCTCGGGTAGTTTCCCCTACACCTGTTGTAGGCGCGCCGATAAAATCTTCGGCTTTGTCAAACGCGGCCGAAACGTCGTCGACGTAATCTGTGTCAAACGCTGCATCAACTCCGAGAGCGGCCAGTTCGCCGATGCCTCGGCCAAGCTCAACCGGAGCCGTGGCCGCGCCCCTCGCAAATTCAGCAATGGCGCTTGGACGATCCTCGTCCGCCTGCTCGGGGTTCACTCCGCCAGAGATTGCCCCGGGTGGGATAAAATCCTCTTCTGGAAACCCTGCGGCCAAGCCCTGACTTGCCGCCAATGCCGAGGGCGGAATGAAGTCCTCGTCCATTTAAAGGCTCCTTACTCTGATACCGGCTTCGTTTCCCGGGTATACTTGCCTGTACTAGGATTGTAACGCAGATAGTCCTGTCCCGGAAGAATAAAGCTCAATTCGCGGGCGCTACGCACAACAGGGAATCGCCCCGCTTCAACGTCGTCGGGGTCCACATCACGGTACATAAACTGCTGGCCCAGCTGTGCGCGGGTCCGCGGGTCATCAATCTGTCCTTCAAGGCCTAGCGTATCAATGTATTCAAGCACGCGCTTGTTTTTCTCGTTTGTGATAAACGCCTGTTGGTTATCGCGGTACTGCTCCGGAACGGCGATTGATCCGTCGCTAACCCCCTTCAAGATTTGGTCTTCAACCACAACCGCCTGTTCAGCGACACGCGGGACGTTTTCATACCCTGATTTACCTGACCCTCCCCTTGCTTTCATTCCTTCAAGGATCACATCACGCTCAAAGTCCAAACGGGAGGCCGCTGCTTCACGCTCAGCTTCCGTGGCCGCCGATTGCTCGCCGATCGCCGTTTCAAGAGCCAAGGTCCGAAGCCCCTGCTCCCGTTCCCGACGCGCTTGCTCCTGTTCACTCATACCTTGCAACCCGGTCATTGCACCTTGGCCGATGTTGGTAAGGAAATTGGGGCTTTGGCCCATCATAATCGCGAGGCCCGTCAGGGCCACCGACATGGCTTTATCGCGAGCGCGGTCCTCATCGTCCTCGTCGTAGATCTCTTTGAACAGCTTGATCTTTTCCTTGTACCGGCTGCGAAGATCGCGTTTTGTGGGCTGAGGCGTGCGGCGCGGGCCGCCGGTTCCAGTGCCTGTGCCTGTGCCTGTGTCGGTATCTGTGCCCACGTCTGCGTCTAAAGCAGCCGGGCCGTCCTGCCGCAGTTCTTCGTTGACGATTTTCGTTGCTTTCTGGATGTTTTTTGGATCCAGCGCACTAGGAGGCACAAGCTCTTCAAGCTGCCGTTGAGTGGCCGCGGCATCGCTTCCCATCCTGCGGTCGACAACTGAAGCCGCCTCCTGACGTGCATCCTCTGCGCCCCGTGCCGCGTCAATAATTTTGCGGAACTGCTCAGGCTCCATGTCAAACATGGCAGGATCCAACTCGGCTGTAGCTGAAACACCCTGCCGAATGTTTGAAGCTGCTTGATTGTACAGCCGGTCAGATTGACGCTCTAAGTCCGCCGAAACAGAATCCATGCCAAGAATGGAGGCCGCTCCACCAAGAGCGTCCAAGCCTAAGCCAAAACCCTGTTGGGCAAACCCTGCAATGTCACTGACAGGGCCTTCATAAAACCCTTTGGCTACACCTTTCGCCGCATCGTATACAGACGTGCGAAAAACTTCCGATTCTTGTGCGCGGCGCCCTTTGTTGGTGGACGGTAGAGTTGCGGCGGGTCCCTGAATACGACGCGGGGCACCTGCCTCTCCAGCGCTAACCGCACCCGCCCCAGATCCATCGAGCAGATCGTCCACGGTATAGCCTTCTTCCGCACGCAGCGCCGACTCTTCGCCGGCCAAAACATTCCGGCGAATGCGGGCATCCATGCGTTCCGGCATGCCGGCTTCCGGACCCCGCGGTACGCGACGTTCAAAAGGCATGTCTGGCGCAGACGGGCGGTATTGGGCACCGCCACCAAAGGTCAGTGGGCCGTCCTGACGAAGGCGCTCCAGCCCCATTTCAAGCGCCTTGTTTCGACGTGCGTCCGCCGGGGAGAGCGGGGCATTTCGAGCGGAGTAGCTTAGGCGGGGATCAACAATACCCGACGGCAAAAGGCCGGGGGCGTAGCCCGAGGACCGAGGTGCGGAAGGCGCGGTCGTCTGAGGAACGGTCGGAACAACCATACCTCCCGGTTGATACCCCTGCACAGCCGCCTGCATAAGCTCCGGCGAGGAAGCCATGATACCGCCCATGCTGCGGAGCTTGTTTCGTGCGTCGTTGGGCATCATCTGCCTCCTGCTTTACATATTGGCCAAGCCGTAAGCGGCGAGACCTAAACCGCCGATCTGCGAGACCGGGTTTGCGCCCGGCGTCTGCTTCTGCATAACCGCACTTGTCCCTGTCGGCGCTCCTTGGAAGATGTCCGAGAAGAACCCGAGCGATTGATACGGCGCCATGGTGCTTTGGTACTGGTTCTGGCGTGCGGCGTCCAGATAAGCTTGCTGCTGCTGCTGCTGCTGGCCGCCGATGGTGAGCGCCGTGTTGACGTCCTGCAGTTGCTGGCCCTGTACCTGTTGACCGAAGCCCGCCATCTGCGCACCAAGAGCCCCAAGGCCTTGGCCAAAGCCCGCCTGCTGGCCGGCAGCCTGTTGACCAAGCTGGCCGTAAGAGGTGCCAAGACCGCCTATCTGCGCCCCAATGCCCGAGGCCGTTTGTGCAGCCTGCTGCCCCCGCTGCTGCGCCGCCTCGAACGCCGCCTGCGACCGCTGAGCAGCGGACTCAAAGCCTTGCTGGCGCATGTTTGCAGCAGTCGAAGCCTGCTGGCTCAAAATGTTCCGGCCAACCTCGGACTCCGCAATACCTGTCCGCGCGCCACCAAAGGCCCCAGAACGAACAGCCTGTGCCCGAGCTTCGTTAAGCTGCATTTGACCCTGACGGGCAATGTCGCCCAGCGCGGCGTCAATGGCCTGCTGTTCATACGGGTTCATGTATGCAGTCACGGACTCAGGGTCATACTCACCGGTGGTGCCTTCCAGCCCAGCAAGGCCCGCGGTCATCGCTTCTTGGGCTGCAGCGCGTTCGCCTTGCGCGCGTTCCAGCTCCTGCTGCGAGAGCCGCCCAGCTTGCTCCGTGGCCATGACGCCTTGGCCAGTCAGGCCTTGGGCCGCGCCAAGAGCTGGCATGTACGAGCCGCGCGCTTCTTGGGCCATTTGCTCGGCAGCCACTTGGGTGGGGGTGCGCCCCGCCACCATGTAGTCCGGCATCTGCAAGGGCTGTTGGGCAAGCTCGTAAGCTTGGGGCAAAAGCCCTACCCGGCCATCGCCGCCGTACAAAAACGGACGAGCTGCCCGCGGCAGCTGCTGTATCTGAGTTGTTGTGGATGGTTGTGAACTACCGCCGCCGCCGCACATTAGGCTGCCTCCTGCATTTTCATAAACAGCTCCGCAGCCTTTTTGCCGCGCGTGCCGTTTGGTGCATTTCCAATGCGCCGACCGGCGCGTTCGTGGTCGCCATCCGGATCGAGCGACGCCAAGTCTTTGCCCGACAAGATGACCTCGCCGTCGGCAACCTTGATGTGCTCAACGGGCTGGCCGCTTTGATAAATCATGCCGTCCACATCGTCACTGGTCACGGTCCCCGGACCTTGGATGTAGCCACCACGGGCGTACTGCGCCATTTGGTAGGCCTGCGACCTGTCGCCAAGGTTGGGCAGGCGATCAAGGCCACGTGCTTGCATCTCGGACTTCGCCATGGACATGAGGCCGCCGTTGGCCGCCGTGCGAATTTGAGGAACCGTTTGTAGAGGAATGCGCTTCTCCTCTTCGAGGATTGATGCAACTTGCACAGGTTCAACAGCCAGATTCTCAGTGCGTGGTGCGGCAGTCGGAGCAGAGGCGGCAGCTGTTGGAAAGTTGGCCAAGGCATCGCTGCTACTTACACCTTGTGCGCCGCCGGGACTCATAGTAGATGCTGTGGCGAATTGCGGAGATGTTTCGCCTCCACCAGCGCCAGAGGCAGCCATTGTTCTCAGGCCCATTTCCGTGGCTTTTTTGGGGTCAATGTTCAAACCCGCAATTCCGCTTCCACCTGCTTTACCTAAACCCTGTTTGGCCAAAGAGTCGATGGTGCTTTTTGTTAGGGCTTCAACGCCCGCGCCAGCGGCCTGTGTTGCACCTTGGCCCGCAGCCTGCGCTGCACCTTTACCAGCCATGGCCTGCACGCCGCTGGTAACACCCGGCATCAGGCCTGCGCCAACACCACCGGTCAACCCTGCAAACAAAGCTTCTTCGGGATCAGCCCCGGCTGCAAGGGAAGCAATCCCACTCCCCAAACCGGCGGCCACGGCCGCGCTCATGCCGAGAGCTGGGGCCGCTGCGGTTCCAAGCAGCGCGCCAACCGCGGGGACTAGAAGAGGAAGAGGCATGTAAACACCATGGTTGTTGTTTCAGGCAGTATAGCAGAGCCTTTACCACAAGGCTAGGTTTGGCCGCTGGCCCCTTCAGGTACGGTTGCAAAAATCCGAACGCCCGTGTTTTCAGTCCCGGTCCAAGGTTCTTGGCACACGGGGCATTCGCCGTCGGGGTAGGATTCTTTTTCTGCGGGGGTATTAACTGCGTTAAAGCAGCTCTGACAATGGATCAAGGTTACGCTTGTGCTGGGTTTCATGTTGCTACCTTTACTGTGCCGGAATCATTCCAAAGGGTTCCCGGTTCTAGGTCCGTGGGCGACGTTGGCAAATCCGTCAGCACAACCTTTGTGAACCGGCCTTCGCCGGGGTTGCGTTCTTGCTGCATATAAACCGCGATCGACTGCACCAACTCGGCGAAGTAGCGCTGGTCATACTCGGCCGGCGGGACCGCGAGATATGGAAGGGGAAGATTACGTGACACAGCTCACCTCCGGCCGTCAGGCTTGGTATCGATTCTCGGTGCACCAAGGCGCCACGACGTGCCAACAGTATCCGACTCCACCCGCAAGCTCATCGCCCGCGCCCTGATTCGAATATCGAGTTTGTCCGTATACAGATCGACAGGACTGCTGACAGTGCGGACCACATTGCCGCCATCCGAGTCGAGGGAGCCTTGGCCGGGGTAGTTGTAGCCCTTCAAGGTCATGGTGGCAGTGGGTGTCGGCCCTGTAGATTCTCGGAAATCGACGTCAGGCAATATCCGAGTGACAAACGAAAACTCGTTGCCGTCGCCGATATCCAACGGGCTGGACTCAATAAATGCTTCAACAGCCGACGGTGGGTTGGTCGACCCGTCGTCAGTGCCCACTTCGTGGTAGTACAGATACCCATCCTGCCCGGCGGCAAGCGGGAATTGTTTCCGTGCGCGGTCGATCCATGCGTCTCGGCCCAAGTTGCCGGTGTACCAGATGTTTTGCTGGTAGTTGTAGACAACGTAACGGTCGCATTCGCTGCTGATGCTACATGGATAGAACCACCAAATCTCACCAAAGGCGGTGTTGGACCCTGACACAACCTTGAACGGTTCTGTGCGGTCCATGGTCGAGAACACATACTCCAGAACGGGACAGGGCAGCGGCTTAACCGTACCGTCATAGATGAAGAACTCCTCCTCACCCATCCAAACCACGGTGTCGTCAATCGCTGTGGCCGCCGTCGGCGAGATGATGCTTGTGTTGGCCGAGAGCCGCGTTGCACCAAACGTGAACGGCGGGCCAAGGAACTGGACCGAGTAAACGGCTTTGTCCGTCAGGACCAAGGTTTGCTGGCGTGTTTCCACAGCCCGAACGATCTCGGACCCCGAACCAAGGACCAAGTCCCCAGCTGTGTTGGTCGCGGTCGCCGTCCAGTTGGCTGGATCTTCTTGGTTTGAAAAACGGACGAGCATTGGATCTAGGTCCGTGCCACCTTGTGGGGTGCATCCAAACGCAAGGACGTGCCGATCCCGGTCCGAGACCATGACTTGGTTGACCTGATCCGGCACGTCAGAGGCGCCTGCCAGATCGGAGACAGGAACCGCTCGGTTGCTCGTGCCGTTGCTTGTGTCCCAGTAATAGATTGGCCCGCCACGTTGATTGAGCAGCAGGTCTTCGCCAAACAGGTCGTGGGACCATAGCGAAATCTGCGAGGCTGTCACGGGTACCGTTGCTGACGAGCCCCACGTTCCGCGCGACCATGTTCCTGCGCCCCAGCCGGTGCCAAGAACAGTGGTGTCCAGCGTACGGTTCAGCAGGTACTCGCCAACAACCGCAGCGCCTCCGTTACCGGTATCAGAGCTGTTGGCAAGAACAGGTGTTGGGTCAAGCTGACCGTCGACGGTAATTGTCGAGATCGAGGTTCCCGCCTCTCGCGCCGTGATGGTGTACGTGTCGGCGTCGACGACATTGTCCACTTGATACTCTTGGTTCAAGACATCGGCGGTGATGTTCCCGCCAAGACTTACGGCGTCGCTGAATGTTACGAAGTCTGAAGCCAGCGCGCCGTGGGCCGTGTCGGTCACAGTAATTGTCGATGAGCCGTCGGTCGCGCTGAACGTCACGTCGCCCGCGGACGTCGTCTCTCGGACCGGGGTGATGTCATAATACTGGCCGCCTTGGTTGACGTAGTATTTGAGGTTTGTGCCGACACCAATATTCAGCTGCCCAGAAAGATCGGTCCACGAAATAAGCCTGCGGCATACCCCAAGGAAGGATTTGGACGACAGCTTCTGCCAACCGCCGATCTTTTCCGGAAACCCCAACCGGAAGCGCACCTTGTCAGCGCTAAACCACCCGCCTTCATTGGCGTAGTCCGTGGCGTCCTTTACGAGGCCGGGGCGAAATTGGAGCTTGGACAACGGCATTCAGTTATGCCTTGATGCAGTAAAGGAGTGCGACGTTGCGCGGGCGAGTTTCCGATCCACCCACAGCATTAGTTGGGCCAACATTTGCTGGTCCCGCGTTAGTGTTACGGAGGTTGTAACCCTCAAAA